TGGGAACTTAGTTATCGGCTCGGAATGAGACCATGGATTTGTGTCGCTTATTCCGCACCTGTTGCAGCATCCTTTGCTGTCTTCCTCGTGTACCCATTCGGTCAGGGGAGTTTCAGTGATGGTATGCCTCTTGGTATTTCAGGGACTTTCAATTTTATGTTTGTCTTTCAGGCAGAACATAATATCCTCATGCATCCTTTCCACATGCTCGGCGTTGCAGGGGTATTCGGTGGAGCTTTATTCGCTGCTATGCACGGAAGTCTGGTTACTTCCTCACTTGTTAGGGAAACGACTGGACTCGTATCGCAGAACTATGGATATAAGTTTGGACAAGAGGATGAAACCTATAACATCGTAGCCGCACATGGCTACTTCGGGAGACTTATATTCCAATATGCTTCTTTCAATAATAGTCGTAGTCTTCATTTCTTCCTTGCTACTTGGCCAGTCGTTTGCATATGGCTTACCTCCATGGGAATTTCTACAATGGCATTTAACCTCAATGGATTCAATTTCAATCAGTCCGTAGTTGATGCTAGTGGTAAAACAATTCCAACATGGGCTGACGTATTAAACAGAGCTGACCTTGGTATGGAAGTAATGCATGAAAGAAACGCACACAATTTCCCACTCGATTTAGCAGCAGAAAAGGTAACTGAATATGCCTAAAGGAAAAGGTACTTACGGTACTAAAAAAGGAAGACCACCTAAAAAATAAAGCCGCGTCCGTTCATCCTACGGGACGCATGAAACCTAAGCATGGAACGGGGCTTAGGTATTGAGGTTTTTACTATGACTCAACTAGAATTACAGGCTCGTGTTAATGAGCAGAAAGTTTTAGAAAGAGCAGAGAAACTTAAATATCGCGGCATCGCTTATTACAAATCTTACAAAAACTAATTTAATGAAAACAATTGCACTTGCTCTCGCAACAACCACTCTAGCGTCTGCACCTGCATTCGCTGGTACATACTTAAACACAGAAATCAACAATGGTTACTATGGTTCTGAGTATGTTGGTAGAACAGTAGATTTACACATCGGACTTGATGGAGCTAAAGAGAAGTTTGACTACTATATTCAAGGTGGTCCAACACTTACAGCTGTTGATGGTATAGATGGTACAGAGACTGAACTATCAGGAAAAGTTGGTGGTACATATAACTGGACTGCTAAGACATCACTCTATGGCGAGTTCGCTGGTATCACTAATGGCGATAATGACAATGTTTACAACCTAAAAGTTGGAGCTAAGTATAAGTTTTAATGTCTCATCAATCAAAAGGTAATCCAGCTCATGTGACATCGTACCGTCTTCAAACAGACGCACATCACAATAAGCCAGAGGAGCACCAAGAAGAAACAGAAACTAAACCTAGTGAAAAAGATTAATGAATTATGGCTAGTAGTCTTTATGGCTCTAGCCTTCTTCATACATATAGAAGTTCTTCATGTGAACTTCCATAGCAGAGAGGCACCTCAGTGTCGGACCTCTCTGTAATTTGGCTTTTGACCCTTACGAGGATACTCATCAGCCGTCTAGACGGTGGGATAGACCACAAAACTTCGAATTAAAATTGCTAGCGATGATGATTTATACCTTCAATACATTTTAAAATACATATAAATGGCACATCAAAATAGTAACGAGCCGTTAGCTGACTTAACGCGCCCCGGCTCGCTCAATGGTGCGTCCGATCAAAGAGCTTTGCTACTTAAGCTGTTCTCTGGAGAGATGTTTAAAGGCTTCCAGAACAATGCTATAGCAAGGGATCTTGTAATGAAGCGTACCCTTAAAAATGGTCGCTCTTTACAGTTCATCTACACAGGTCGCACCAACGCCGAGTTCCATGTTCCAGGTCAAAGTATCTTAGGTAACAGTGACGGCGCACCACCAGTCGCAGAGAAGACAATTACATGCGACGACCTACTAATCAGTTCAGCTTTCGTTTACGAATTAGACGAGACTCTTACTCACTATGAATTAAGAGGAGAGATCTCTAAGAAGATTGGTTATGCACTAGCTGAAAAATATGACCGTCTAATCTTCAGAGCTATCACTCGTGGAGCAAGAGCTAAGTCTCCTGTCATGAAGTCTAACTTCGAAGAGCCAGGTGGAACACAGATTCGTGTTGGTACAAATGCTGATGCTAATGATGCTTACAGTGCAACTGCACTTGTTAATGCATTCTATGATGCAGCTGCTGCACTAGACGAAAAAGGAGTTAGTTCTGAGGGACGTGTAGGTGTACTTAACCCACGCCAGTACTATGAACTAATCCAACAGGTTGGTGAGAATGGTCTAGTTAACAGAGACTCACAAGGTACATCCCGTCAGAAGGGTAATGGAATTGTAGAGATCGCTGGTATCAAGATCTACAAGTCTATGAATATCCCATTCCTAAGTAAGTATGGTACAAAGTACACACCTTCATCAGGAAATGACGATACTGTAGATACTAACGTAGCTGATCCTGGTAATACAGGTGATTTCATTGCACCAGATATCGAAGATGGACGTAACTCTGTTACAGGTATCCATAACGAATATGGTCAAGCATCTAACTTCGCTAACTCTTGTGGACTTATCTTCCAACGTGAAGCTGCAGGTGTAGTAGAAGCTATCGGACCACAAGTTCAAGTCACATCAGGTGATGTCTCCGTGATTTATCAGGGTGATGTTATTCTTGGTCGCCTTGCAATGGGTGCAGACTACTTGAATCCAGCTGCTGCTGTTGAACTTTTCGCAGGTACTGCTACAAAGCCAGCTCAGTTTGGTACTGTTCAGACTGCAACCAACAACGCTGGTTATCAGTAAACAATATTTCTTTATTCACATGGGGAGGCTTCGGTCTCCCTTTTTTTTTATTCACATAACTTATGGCAAACCCTAACTATTCGTATATCGATACAGAACTATCCGCAATAAATACAATCTTAGGGACTATTGGTCAAGCCCCTATTCAAGGTATTGATCTAGAGAACCCAGAAGTTAATCTTATCTATAACATTCTCCAAGATGCATCATTAGATGTACAAAGTGAGGGATGGTCATTTAATAGAGAAGAACATATAACAGTTGTACCAGATACAAATGGTTTTATAGAGATACCTGCTAACGCATTACATTATGATATCAGTGATGGTCAATCACTAAGAACGAAAGACGTTACCATTAAGAATGGTAGGCTTTACGATAAAGTAGAACATACAGATGTCTTTACAAGCTCAGTAGAGATAGATGTAGTATGGCAATTTGGTTTTGATCTTGACCTTACTAATAAAGCTGAGGTAGGTCATTCAATACCAGCAGTTTTTAAAAGATACATAATTGCTAAAGCAAGTACCAGAGCTGCAACACAACTAATCACTAACCCAGACTTAGCACAAGTTCTTGCTCAACAAGAAGCAGTAGCTAGGTCAATTTGTATGGAATATGAATGTAATCAAGGTGATCATAACTACTTAGGTATGGGTCATAACAGTTCATATAAAACATATCAACCTTATCAAGCACTATCTAGAATCTAATGGCTGGAGTAACTCAGACAATACCAAACTATATACAAGGCATCTCACAACAACCTGATGAATTAAAAATACCAGGACAAGTTAATGATGCTTTAAACGTTCTACCTAATATAACTAAAGGATTAGAGAAGAGACCTGGGTCTGAGTTTCTTTCAACTTTAGATATACATGGAGATCAATTAACTTCAGGGAAGTATTTTATTATTGATCAAGAAGAGAAGTTCATAGGACGTATTGATAAATCAGGTGTAATACAGATTTGGGATTTACAAGGTAATGAGTATGAAGTTTGGCAAGAAAAGAAGACTATAAATTTTGACCCTGAAGATCCTACAAAAGATGAGATAGGTCCAACTTATGTAAAACAAGATCCATATAAGCCAGGTGGTTATAACTGGATATCTTGTTATTTGTCTCCAACATATATGAAGAGATCTATCCAGCAAATCAACATAACGAACGCTGGATCAGGATATACATCTGCACCTTCTGTAACTATATCTGCACCTTTATCAGGTGGCACACAAGCAACAGCAACAGCAACAGTAGTTGATGGAAAAGTTACTAGTATTGAGATAACTAATAAAGGTGAAAGCTATGCAACTGCGACAGTAACGATAGCTGCACCTTCATCTGGCACTACAGCAACTGCTACTGCAGCTTTATATAAACCTTACTTAGAACATACTGGAGAGGACTCTATTCAGGTATTAAATATAAATGATTATACATTTATAACGAATAGAGAGAGACGTACAGAGATGAGTGATTATACACTTAATACTAGTGTTGATGATTCCATGTTGGATTCAACCGAAAAAAAAGGAGGTTGGGAATTTCAATCTAGGAGTATGCCTGGACGTGACCAGATATATTATCGTAGCAACGTACGACCAAAGGAAGCATATATAGAGTTAAAGCAGATAGCATATAATAAACAGTATGGTCTTAACTTTCATGAAAAAGGTGGTTCGAAGAAAAGTATATCTAGAGCTAAAAAACTAGAGGTTCAATGGTGGGGTACAGCAGCTACTGAAACAAAATACCCTCCTAATGGAGATATTACCTATGGTCCACTAAACGAGTTACAAGATAAGACCACAGTTGCGGTTGATAATACTACTACTGGAACTTATATGTATGCTTCTACACCACCTAATTCAAGTAAAGACGGTACGTGTAGATATACTGCTAGAGAGATATTTACTATTAACCCAACAGGTAAGTCTTTTTTAAATGGTAAGGAGTCAGATAGAAGAAAATACGGACCACTAAAGAGAGCTGCTGATGTTGGTGGAGTCTTTAATTTACAAGCTACAGAACTACCTGACTTTTCTAATACTGTGGAATATAATCCACATCCAATGATGTATGCTGAGAAGGATAGCAATGGTGATTATACAGACAGAAAAGATAAAGTTAATCTAAGGTTTGAATTAAAAAATACTGGTACTCCTAAAGCAGTAGATGATAAATATGAATGCGACTACAATGTAGATATTAAACTTATACATGGTGGAGAAGGTTGGAAGACTGGTGATCACTTCTTTGTTGTGATGGAAGGTACTAATTATAAAGTTACAGTAACTGATCATGAAGTAATAGGTTATGAAGCGAGTCTTGGTGCAATAAGACCTGCACCTACTTCTAGTTCAGCTGATGAAGTAGTTACTGCTGATGGGATTTTAGAATCCATCATGGCTGAATTCGATAGGAAAATGAATCCTAAAGAAATAGATACAAACTATCATTATGGTAGTGGAGCAACTGGTAATCCTAGAACAGGTGAAGGTTGGCCATGGGTTGCGAGAAGGATAGGTAATGGTATCTATTTTAGGATGTATACAAGTGATAAAATAAATGGAGTAGCAGATGCTCTATACAATGCAGATATAGATTGGACTGTAACAGCTTCAGATTCTAAATTAATTAATGTACTTACTGATGAAGTCAATGATGTAGGAGATCTACCTACCCATTGTAGACATGGCTATGTAGTGAAGGTAGTGAATAGTACATCTGATAAAGATGATTATTACTTACAGTTTAAATCAAACTCTGCACCTGAAGATGGTCCAGGGGTTTGGGAAGAATGTGTAAAGCCGTTAAGTCGTACAGAATTTGCGGTTGATACAATGCCTCATCAATTAGTTAAGATAAATGCTAGGGGATCTACACCTACTCGTTTTGAACTAACACCAATTGATTGGCAAGGTAAGATTGTTGGTGATGAAATTACTAATCCTAAACCAAGTTTTATATTTAATGAAAGTCATTCAAAACGTAATGCTTTATTATCAGACTTTTATGAAGAGGAAACTTATGACAATATAGCTGGTCATCCAATACAGAACTTAGCCTTCTATAGAAATAGATTAGCCTTATTAGCTAACGATAGTATTATCCTTTCTCAACCTGGAGATCATTTTAATTTCTGGGCTAAGAGTGCAATGACTATCAGTCCTGCAGATAGCATCGATATATCAGTGGGAGATACAAAACCATCTACTTTAGTACATAGTATATCTACACAAAAAGGATTACTTCTGTTTAGTAAAGAGAAGCAATTCTTACTGACTACAGATAATGATGTCTTATCACCTGAAACAGCTAAGATTCAAAGTATATCCACATTTAATTATAATACTTTAGTTGAACCATTTTCATTAGGTACGACAATAGGTTTTGTTAATAACGTAGGAAGTCATACTAAGTTTATGGAGATGACAAACATCTCAAACCCATCACAAACAGAAGTTATAGAACAAAGTAAACTTGTATCCTCTTTACTACCTACTACTATTAATTCAGTAGCTGAATCAAAAGAAGATGGGCTAGTTCTATTTGCTACTAGTGATACTAATGAAGATATCTATGGTTATAAATGGTTTAATACTGGAGAGAAGAGACTACTAGCTTCTTGGTTTAGATGGAAGATGCATGGTAATACAATTTTCCATGCTCTTGTTGATGGAATCTATTATGCAGTTATTAGAGTTGATAACCAAGATATACAACTACAAAAGATTGATCTAAAGAATCAACCAAAGTTAGATTCTCAATTAGTTGATTATCCTCTTCATATGGATAACTTATTACCACTAACAGGACAGACTTATAGTTCATCTACTAAGCTAACAACCTTTAGTCAACCTGAGAATTTTGTTGTAGCAGGTAATAAGAAGTTTACTATCTTTGCTACAGCAGGTCCAATGAAGGGACAAGCTGATTATCCAATATTAAGTGAAGGTAGTGATTTTACAGTTAAAGGAGATTGGTCTACATCTACTGTATATGCAGGTTATACCTATGATATGAAGGTTGAATTTCCAGTACCTTATCTTAAGCAATCAGAAGGTGAATCCGTAAGAGCTGATACAAGAGCATCTACAATTATACATAGAGTAGATTTAAACTTAGGTCCAACTGGTTATCACCAGACAAGACTAAAAAGAAAGAGACGTAATGATTGGATACAAAACCATGAAGCAAGTTTAAATTATGGTTTTGAAGAGAATCGTTATCTTTTCTTAGATAGTGCAAAAACAACTATTCCAGTTTATGCAAGGAATGGAGATTTTAAATTATCTTTAGAAGCTAATCATCCTTCACCTTGCACATTATATTCATCCTTTTGGGAGGGAGATTACAATCAAAGATACTATAAAAAAGTCTAAATATATCCATGACGTAACACCAGAGGCTGCATTAGAAGTAGCCTCTAATTTACGTCCA